TATAAAAGATTTTCACATACTTTTACTGTACCGAGTAGTAGCATTACAAGTATTTGTGTTGGATTAAGAAGTACTTGTACTTATGCTAATACTTATAAAAATATTAAATTAGAATTAGGTGATACTGCAACTAAATATACACCTAACATAAATGATGAATTATATACACAAATGGGTTATGATGATAATACTGTTTATGACGTATCAGGTTATTGTAATAATGGTACAATAGTTAATTCTCCAACTTTTAGTTCAGATAGTCCTTTTTATAGTGGTGCTTATTATTTTGATGGTGCAGAAGTAAGACAAGTGACTACGCCTAATATGTTGCTTGAAAATTTCACACAAGGCACAATTTCAATGTGGATAAATAGATATTCTACTGATAGTAATTGGAGAACCTATTTATATTTTGCTAATTCTTTTAATTGGACTGGTAATGGATTAGATGCAATTATTTTTGCTACAACTGGTGGTTCAAATATAAGTATGGATTGTTGTAGTAATGTGTATTCTTTTTCTATTGATTTAAATAAATGGTATATGTGTACTTTGACTTGGGATTTGGAAACACATACAGTAAAATATTATGTTAATGGTGAATTAAAGAAAACCAATACAAATGACAGAATAAATACAACGTATATGTCAAAGCACAACTATCATTTAATAGGTAATCATAATGGTTATGCTTCGGCTGATTATAGTTTGTCTGATTTAAGAATTTATTATACAGCTTTAACTGATGAAGATGTAAAAGAATTATATCAAACAAGATTTAAGATAGATGTCAATGGTAATTTTTTGACAACAGGTGAATTGGTAGAGGAATAAAAGTATTCCTCTATTAAGGGAGGGATATTTTTTGAGTTTACAAGTTTGGTTGCCTTTAAATGACAACCTTAGAAATCAAGGTTTACAAAATTTTAATATAACTGAAACAGGTACTAATACTTTTGTAAATGATGAATTAGGTAATTATTTATCTTTTACAGGAAGTAATTATATAACAACAAATTATGCTTGGAATCCAAATACTTTTTCTATTAGCTTTTGGATATATATTAAAAATAATCCGAGTGGTACTATTATAAGAAATACAACTAAGTATAGTCCTTGTGTTGACTTTTATCAATCTAATATGAGATTGTTTTATTGGATTGATTCAAATAGTAATAATGGTGGTATTTTTTATGCCAATTATCCAAAAAATCAATGGGTTCATTATGTTTGTTTATATAATGGAACACAAACATTAATATATGAAAATACTGAATTGGTTGCTACTTTAAATAGTCCTAAAGCTCCATATAGTACAGGTTATTTACAAATAGGTAATTGTGATTCTAATTCAACAGTAGGTATTTTAAAAAATGTTTATTTAAGAGATTTAAGAATATATGACAATGCTTTAACGGAATTACAAATAAAAGAATTATCTAAGGGAAAAATATTGCATTTACCTTTAAATAATATTAGTAGGGATAGTAGTAATTTAGTTCAATCGTCTTTTCTTGATTGGCAACAAAAAACTGCGTCTGGCAATTTTAATAATTGTCTTGTTATAGGTTATGTATTAACAAATGGGCTATCAGTAGGTGACGTTGTAAGAGTTACAGTTTCTTGTAAATGGAAAAATATAACATATCCCGAAAGCGATACAGAAACAGTTCATAAGGTTAATCTTCAAGGTTATGGTGACGTTACTAATTGGAGTAGTGGTAGATTTAATAGTAGTCAAGGTGTTATTATTCCTGAAGGGGATTTTACTTATGATTATAATTATACTTTTACTATTACAGAAGACCATTTAAAAAATACAATTTGGACTGTTCAAATGCGACACGATTATTTAAAAGGTTATTTTTATTATAAACAATTTAAAGTATGTAAAGATACAGCTCCTACTGCTTTCGCACCTTCTTGGGATGATACAATTAGCTTTTTTGATGAAAATGAGTATGATATATCAGGATTTAATAATAATTTAATTACAACTAAAACTGTAACTCCTATCGCAATTTCGGGGGGGGGTATTAATGCCCCTAAATATAGTAACTGTTACCACTTCGATGGAACACAAAGATTATATGGTAGCGTAAACATAGGTAATGTTTATACTTATTCAGTTTGGTTTAATCTTGATACAAGTCAAAATTCAGATTGTTGGGTGTTGTCATTAAATGATAGTTCAGTTACTACTGTTCAATTAGGTGTTGGTTATACTCGTTCTACAAAGAAAATAATTTTTTATATAAACAATGCAACGAAAACTTATAGTAATGCAATAAATTTAAATACTTGGTATCATTTAGCTATTAGTTATGATGGTGTAACTGCTAAACTTTATTTAAATGGTGAAAAAGTAGACAGTCTTTCTACGACCAATACTTATACTAAAAGAACTAATTTTAATATTGGTTGTAGAAGTAATGCAACTAATAATTCATCAGGAGCTTATTTCTTCAAAGGTTATATATCTGATTGTATTATTTACTCTACTGTCTTATCAGATGATGATATAAAAGAAATATATAATAAAAGATTTAGTATAGATACTAATGGTAACTTTGTTACATATGGTGAATTAGTAGAAGAATAAAGATAATTGCCTCTTTGTTCTTCTAAAAAACAAGGAGGTTTTATTTTTGTCTTTAATTGCACATTATCCTTTAATAAAGGATTATAAAAATTATGGATTAGACGATACAGATTTAACAGTAATGGGTACTGTTAATTTTACGGATGGAAAATTGGGTACATCAGCAACATTTACAAATAGTGCTGCAAATTGTTTACATAGACCTATGTTTGATTTGTACGATAATTTTTCTTGGTGTTGTTGGTTTAAATGTTCTGCAACAACAAGTAAAAATCAATATATATTAAGTCAGGGTAGAGATACAAATGGTGGAATGAATATTTGTATTAATAGTTCAGGAGTGTTATTTTTAGTGCTTACTAATAGTAGTGGAAGTGCAACAAGTAAAACTATTATGACTATTGACTATAATGTTTGGTATCATATATCTGTAACTGTTAGTTCAAAAAATGGTATTCAAGTATATATAAATGGTCAGTTGGTTCAAACTTTTGATTATTTAAAACCTGATTATACATATGCTTCTAATAAATTTGTTATTGGTAAAATGTCATACAGTTATACATCTACTTCCAATTATTTCCCTTTTAACGGATTAGTACAAGATGTAAGAATTTATGACCACGTATTATCTCCAACAGAAGTAAAAGAAATATCAAAAGGTTTAATTTGTCATTATCCATTAAATGGTAATGGCTTCGGTAATGAGAATTTATTAACTTTAGCAGATAATAATTTAAATAATTGGACTAAAGTAGGTAATGCAAGTTCAACTATGACAATTACTAATACTGATTATTATAATGAAATTACTTATAAAACAGTAAGTGGTTGGGAAATTATTCAAAAAACATTAACTGTTGAAGCTAATACAGATTATACATTGTCTTTTGATTACGAAATATTAACTGCGTATTCGATTTTAAGTGGATATACTGGTTTTTGCGTTGAAATTTCAACTTCTTCACAGACAGGTAGTGCTACTACAAATTCTATTGCAAGAGCAGATTTACCTAATGTTATAACTAATAAAACAAGAACTTATTTAACATTTAATACTACCGCAACAACTGTTTATATTGTTATTAATGGTGGCTATATCGCTGATAATCAAACAGCTAATATTAACTTTGGTAATTTTAAATTAGAAAAAGGAAAAACACCTACTACTTGGTGTCCTAATGAAACTGATAATTTATATTCGTTATTAGGTTTATCTGATAATACTGTTTATGATAATTCAGGCTATTTAAATAATGCAACTCTTTCATCAACTCCACCTACTTTTGACACAGATTCTCCTGTTTATCAAGGTTGTTATTCTTTTGATACTGCTAATAAAAATTATATTGTTTGTGGTAGAGGTGGTATGGTTAAAGATGAAATAACAGTTAGTATATGGGCTTATATGGATAGTTGGAGTAGTTTTAGTAGTATGAGATTTCTTTCTTGTACAGAAGCAGGAGGATGGAATTTTGAGCCTAATGGTAATTATGTTGGTTTTGCTTTAGGTACAGGAACAACATCAAACATTTATAAATCTGTTCAAGGAAAAACTAAATATGCTGATTTAAAAGCAGGTTGGCATTTATTTGCAGGTACTTATGATGGATTTTCACCAAAACTTTATATTGATGGAGTCTTAAATAATTCATATACTGCTTATACTACAAAAACTCCAATATATTATAATGTAAATAATGGTATATTCTTAGGTGCAGAAGCCTCAGGCTCTACAACCACACCGACAACTCCATATTTTACAGGTAAACTTTCAGATTGTCGTATCTATGCAACTGCTTTATCTGCTGATGATATTATGGATTTATATAATAAACGATTTAGTATTGATACAAATGGAAATTTTATTACTTATGGTAGTTTAGTTGAAGAATAAAAATAAAAGAGAGTGAAAAAACACTCTCTTTTTTGATTTCAAAATAATATTTAAATATATAACAAATCTTTATTTGATGTAATTTCGCCTAAAAATAATTGTTTTTCACCTATCAATCGTTTCATACACATAATTCCTGTAATATGTGATTCTGTACCACCATTTGATGCACAATAATGTGTAAGAACAATAGGGCGAATGTTATTTTCAAAAAGGTCTGTTGCGATTTTTAACACACAACAGTCAGTATCTACACCAGCAATAAATAATTTTTTTGGAAATTCACCATCATTTAATTGACATATTCTTTGAATAAAATTTGAATTAATACAGGTATATATTGTTTTCTCGATAATAACATCTATATAATCTTCAAAATTACTACATAACTTTCTATCTTCATCTGTTTTTAGGCGTTGCCAATTAAACATTTTTTCATACATACTATTATTATAGTTTAAAAATTTTGTCGCAACAACATAATCGAAAGCTTTGGTTTCTAATAAACTTTGGATTCGTTCTTCTAACTTTTTAGTTTGTTCATATATGGTAAATCCATTTTGCATATCAACTAAAATAAGTATATTTTTCATCAATTATCTCTCTTTCTAATTATTTTAAATAATTATTATAATACCAAATAAAATCATTATTATTGGAATGAAATTGACTTCTTTGTACTTAACCATTATTATTTTATAAATTGTTAGTGTTATCAGTACAAAAAAGTTTATAATAAAAAATACTATATATTTAATTTGTCAGTATATATATTCTATTTATTATAATTAGTTCGTTAAAAATATTTAAAGAGGTGATTTTTTTGTCTGTTACTTTTAATAAAAATGGTGTTGTTATTGCAAATCCATTAAACATAGATAATGTTTATACAGGTGAACAATATAACAAATCTAATATGAGCTTGACTTATGATTATGAAACTGATGTTTTTAAAGATTATGGATTTTCTACTGCTTTAAAATTAACTGCAACAAATACTTCAACATCAGCTTTTATGGCTTATTCATATTTATGTGACCCAACTATTGTTTATGATGCAAGTCAAATATTTTCTTTTTCTATGTACGTATATGTATCGGAAGATTGTAATGCTAATTTTAGATTGAATTTAGAACATAGTAATAGTTGGGTAAAAAATTATCAAAATACTACTTCTAATATAAATGAATCAACAAAAGGAAAAGTTGTATGGGTTTGGGGAACTTTTAAGGTAAATTCATCAGATGGTAAAATGTATATAATGTTTTATCCTAATCCAAATTCAGCAAATGTATTTACTACTGGTTATCAATTGATTGCAGGTATTAAAATTTATAAAGGTGAAAAGAAATATTTATCATCAGATTTTTATGGTTTTTCTTATTTGAATAATGGTAAAACAAGTATTTCAGAAAATGGAATATTAAGTAATGATTTTATTGAAATGTAAATTTTATCTATATTTTATTATTAAATTTACCAAACTTTCTTATTTTTATAATAAAATGAGAAAGGAAAATAAAAAATGGCTAATTTAAAAGATTTAGTAGTAAACGGAGCTGCAAGGATTGTTGGTAAATTATATGTAAATGAAATTAGTTCGAATAAAATTAGTACAAGTGAATTTTCATCAAGTAAAATAACAGCAACTGATATAAATAGTACAAATTTAACAAGCACTAATATTACAGGTACAACTGTAAAAGGAACAAATATAACCGCAACAAATAAAATAAGTAGTACAAGTTTGTTTTCTAATAGTATTGAATCTTATAATGCAGATTTAGATACAATATCTTCTTATATAATGAAAACACGCTCTCATATCTGGGGGGGGGATGGCTATTACGATATAGATGTTGTAAATAATAGTAGCTTAGAAATTGGAATTAGAGACGAAGCATATAAAGACAGTGCAAAACATTGGCTTAGTAAAATAAATTTTAATGAATTAGGTGGAATACATTTATATAGTTCAAGTAGTTCTGAATTAAATTTGAGTAAATTTGAAGCCTTTTATTTGCAAACATCAAATGTCATTATTAATGGCTATGCAGATACTTTAAAATTATATGGCAATGAAAATGTGGAAATTGAAACTCATAAAATTACATTAGTAGCAGAAGGTTCAATGTTGATGAATGCTAATAATGATATAGAAATTAGAGCTAATGATTGTAGTTTTGATGTTTCAGCAGATAGATATATTCATTTGTATGGAGATATGGGAGTGGAAATAGGTAGTTCTTCTAATGGTATTGATATTTTATCAGACGATGATATTATATTAAAAGGAGAATACATAAAAACAACAAATATAAAAGGAACAAAGGATAACATTTTAACTAATGGTAAAAAACCAACTATTACTAATTTTTCAGATATACATTCAGAAAATTTTGAAGTTGGTGGAATATGGAATATACAAACTAATACTGCAACAAAATCTTTGGATTTTATATTAAAATAAGAGGTAATATATGAGCGTTCAATTTGGCGAGAATGGTAATTGTAATTTAAAAGAACTTCAAACATTAGTGCCTGATTTAGATATGGAACTATATATAACTGATGATAATTGCGTTTTTGCAAGAATACTTCACCATAACAATAATTCAGGTACTACTTTATTTACAAAGGATAATGTACAAGATATTCAAACAGAAGATTTATATTCAAGATTATATTTAATGGAACAGTTTAGAAATACTGATGGTGGATTTGAATTTTTAGTTTTGCAAGAAGATGATACTAATATTTATCGTTGGAAACAATCAAGTAATCCAACTACGACAACTGCTTGTACTGATTATGTAAATATTTCTAATACATCAAAAGGTTTAATGCTTTGTTCGGGCAACACTTTTATGGCTCATTCTTCTTCATCAGGTAATTGGTGGTGTGCTGTTGGAGCTTATACAAAATATAATACAGGTATACCAGGTTTTGGTGGAAAAACTGTTACAGGTTATTTAGATTTTTATGTTAGAATAGATAATTTACCTGACAGAAATAAAATGAGCATATACGAAAATTATGTTGTATGTAATGATGTATATGAATTATAGACAGAATATTTTCATCAATTAAAAAGAGGTAAATATACCTCTTTTTTTATTTTAATTTTTATCTTGTTTTTTATTTTAATTTTAAATGAAATTTCAATTATAATTTATGTAAGAAAGGAGTTAAAATAATGGCTCAATTAAAAGATTTAATTGTAAATGGTTCGGCAAGAATATTAAATACATTATATGTGTCTACGTTGAGTGCTACTACATTAAGTGCAACTGATGTAAATACCACTAATGTAACAGCAACAAAAACAACTTCAACAAATGTATATTCTAATCTTTTATCGTTACAAGGTACAACTACAAGTTCAAATGCTTTTGATAGTACAAATCCTAAAATACAATTTTTAAATTCAAGCGGAGACCAAGGTTGTCAACTTGTTTTTACAGATTATGATGCAATACAAGCACCTGCTTCTTTGACATTGGTAGGTCAATCAGGAGAAGAAGCTGTTTATTTTATAGCACCTAATATTAAAGCAACATCAGCTTTTTATGGTGGAACTATTACTGCTGGAAAAACTACTTTGAGCAGTGATTTAGAATTTTCTCAATCGGGTACAACTACAAGAGGTATTATAGGATATATAGGTGGTAATGATTATTGGAGAGTTGTTGGTGGTGCTACTGCTTCTAATGCAGGTTTCTTAGAAATAGCAACAGCTGATGATGCTAATGAACCAATATATGTAAGACAATATACAGGTAAATTTACTACATTAAAAAGAACACTAACGCTTCTTGATGGTAGTGGTAACACTACACTTCCTGGTGGTTTGACAACAGGTGGTAATATTAATGCTTCAAGCAACAATGTATACGCCAAGGTATTTATTAATCCTTCTAGTGAATTTTGTAGTGCTATTTCTTTAAAGAATAATGGAGATTTATTGGCTAATTTCTCAAACGATTTATATATATTCCGTTCTAATTCATTAAATTCGGATGGTAGTAAAATAAAAATAAATTCAGATTTATGTTGCTATAATTATAGCCCTTCGCAAGAAGCTGGTCATCAAACAGCTTTTAAAACAGCCATAGAGTCATCTTCTGATGATACTAATTATAGTAATTATTTGAAAAATGCTTATACTGATGCAAGTGTTTCATGGCAAATTTCTTCTGCTGGAAATGCAACTTTTAATAGTATATATTTTGACGAATTAAAAAACGATAACATAATTGTTAATAACGATGTGCATTTTTTTCTTCAAAATGGTTGTTTTTACATTGGTGATGAAAATGATAATGAACGCTTTGAGGTTAATAAAGGAGATATATCAATATATGGTGATGTGTATATTTCGAGAACCTTAACTGCTACCAAAGGGATTACTATTGGTTCTTCTAACAAAGTATCAAATACAGAAACACAAACTACTGTAACAGGTATTTATTCAGGTACGGCTGCAATTTCATCTGTATCTTTATCATCAGGTCAAATTTATATGAAGTATAGTTAAAAAGGTGGTGTTATTTTGCCTTTATATCTAAATGTAAAAGGAACAACAAAAGAAATAACTGAAAAATATATTGGAGTAAGTAATGTAAAAAGAGAAGTTTCCGAACAGTATTTAAATGTTAATGGTACATCTAAATTAGTTTTTCAAAATAGAACTTCCGAGTTAGGTACAATAACATACTCAATATTAAGTAGAAATGTTGAATTTAACGATAGTACGCATCCATACATTTATACAAATTACTCAAAAGCTGAAAGTGGTGTAGGATATGCACAAGTTGTATATCAATTTTATTCCAACAATTCACCATTAACTGTTAAAACAGGAGATACTTTTTATTTCGATGTTGATATTACCTTAGTGGATAATTCTTCAAAAGAATCTAGTGCTATAAGTGGTATTACGAATGTTTATATTAAATATTCTACTACATTATTAACAACATTAGGTACAGGAACTATAACAAATGATACAAGTTTAATTCTTATTGATAGTTGTGATACTTCTTTGCTCACAAAAAATGGGGAAAGTGATGATTATAATTTTGATTATACTGTACCAAGTTCAGGTAATGGTAAATACCCAATTCTTTATTTTGAAACAGAATTGGAATCAGGTATTTTTAAAGTTGAGCCTTCAATATCTCTTGAGGAAATAAATGTATTAAAAACTAAAAAATCATAAGTAAAGGAGTTTTAAAATGGAACTTATAAATCAAGTAATTTTAAAAGATAATACCACTCTTGATTGTATATCTATTTTAGGTAGACGACAATTTATTAGTGGTTCAGATAGAGATAGTATTATATTTAATTTTGATTCTAATGTTTATAAATTAGATGATATTTACAATCTTTTTAATAATTCAGATAATACTTCTGAAATTATTATTAGACAAACTGAAACTTCCGATGAGGAAGATAAAGAACCTACTGTAACTGAATTTCATCATTATGATTATTCTATTTTTACTGATTTAAAAATTTATGATGAAACTGTTACAGAAGAAACAAATACAGAAGCTACAATTACTAATAGACTTATTAGTGTTACAATGGGTCAAAAAACTTACACAGAAAAAGCTCTTGATGAAAAGAATGAACAGATAGATGCTATGTGTGAAGTTATGTCAGATATACTTGGAGGTGCTGAATAATGACAGCTAAGTTAAAAGTTCTTATTTATGGTATTAAATCAAAGATTAAACACGGTGAAGATTTAGAAACTATTTTAACTTCTTATTCAAACCTTACTGATGAAGAAAAAGATAGTATTAGACAGCAATTAGGTGAGTAAAATGGCTTATATTTCTTTTACAAATAATGAAATTTTTGTTTTACATTTCGCTGGTAAATCAAAGAAAATATTTAAAAGGGATTTATTTTTACTTAGAGATACAATTATACAAAAACCTAATAATATAGATATTGTTTCACCGCTTACAGATGACCAAATAAAAGATTCTGTTTTAAATTATCAATTAGATAAAAACAATATTCCTTATATAAATCCTTTAACAAATAGAAATATTGTTTGGAAACAACCTGAAAAAATTAAATATGTATTAGAAGGGCTTAAACAATCTAATAATGAATATTGTCTTATACTTGATGGCAATGATACTGTTATTGTTAAAGATTTGACTAATTTAATAGAAATCTTTAATACATATAATAAAAAAATAGTTTTCAATGCAAGCATAGAAACTTATCCTACTATGCAAATTGAAAAAGTAACACCTAAAAGTAAAATTGGACCATTTAATAATTTAAATTCAGGTATTGTATTTGGTAAAACAAATGATTTAATTGATTTTTATGAAAAAGTAAGTGATTTTTACGACAGTTCAAATAAGGATAATCCTACTGAACAATATTATATAAGGAATGTTTATAAAGATTATACTGATGAAATTACAATAGATAATGAATGTAAATTATTTCAAGTTTATTTTAAAAATTTTGTGCGTAAGGAAAATGATGATTTTGTTTTTGATAATTTTCCTCAATCATTTACTCCTTACTTAGAACCATTTAAAAAAGATAAATAATTTAAATATATTTAAAGGAGATATTTAATTATCTCCTTTTTTTGAGGTGATTTTATATATGGATTTATATTCACATAGTAATAATAAAATATTAGTAGCTCACTTTCATGATAAATTAAAAGAAAAATACAAAGATTTCATAAATACTAATAAAGAAATCATTTTTAGTAAACCTGATAATATAGATGTTATCTCTCCTATTACGAAAGACCAAATATCTCCGTTAGATTATCAATTAAATAAAAATAATATTTCTTATATAAATCCTTTGAGAAATAAGGATATAAATTGGAATCAGCCTGATAAGATAAAATATGTATTGGAAGGTTTAAAAATTTCTAATAACGAATACGCTCTTATTCTTGATGGTAATGATGTAATTATATTAAATGATTTAACTAACCTAATAGATATTTTTAATACATACAATAAGAAAATAATTTATAACGCTGATGTTTTTCGTTATCCAAATATAATTATTGAAAAAGAAAGACCTTTTCGCTTTAGTAAATTAAATGCAGGTGTTTGTTTTGGTAAACGAGAAGATTTAATTGCTTTCTACGAAAAGGCACTTAATTTTTACAATAATTCAAATAAAGAAGATAAAACAGAACAGTTTTATATAAGAAATGTTGCAAAAGATGATGAAAATGTAGATGTTGATTATGAATGTAGATTTTTTCAAATTTTTTACGTAGATTTAAATAGATTGAAAAGGAAATAAATTATGGTTAAATATATAAATATTTTTAATTTTCAAATATGTTATGGAACAATAGATGTTTATTCGAGTAGACGATTGAATGTTTTGTTCCCTAATAGATTTACTAAAAAACCATTTGTTTTTATATCACCTATATCAAAAGGTGATGTTATTTGTTCGCATTACTTAAATAACCAAAATGCTATTTATATTTATAATGTATCAAATAATGGTTTTATGGTAACTGTACAGAATAAAGATGTTAAGTTAAATGAAATAGCAAGTAAAGTACAGTATTTTGCTATTGGAAAGGGGTAATCTATCTTGTATGACTATAAACTAAGATATGTACAGTATGATAATGTAGTTGGTACAGTATTAGGTTTTTCTAAGAAACCAATTATTAACATTGAAGAAGATTGGATTACTATTTCTGATGAAGCATATCAAAAGATTATAAATGCTAATACTGAATATGTTATTGATGTAAATTCTATTGACCATAGATTGAGAGAGTATAGAAAAAGAGTAAGGAAGTATTATAAATTTCCTTTCTATAAAAAACTGTTTACTAAGATAACTTTTGTTGTCGTTCATATAGAAGATGTAATAAAAAAACCACCCAATTTAAAATCTGCTATTATAGCAAGACAAAATAAAAATGAAGAATATTGTCAAATGTATATTGAAGATGGTATTTATTACGATGGTAAACATTATTCTTTTTCTCCTGATGAACAAAATCAATATTTGGAAAATAGATTATATGGAAATTATTTTATACATAGAAAAGATAATAATACTTATGAAAATGAATTTCTTACAGAAGAAGAATTTATAGATATACATAATAAATTGATTGAAAATAGAAACTATCATTATTTCTATTTAGAGCAATTAAATAATTATACGGCTACATTAACAAATGTAGAGGAAGTAAGAAGAATAAAATATGAAACTAAATTACCACAAGAATATATAGATAAAATTGAACAAAATATGAAAACAGTGAGGTTGATGAAAAATGGAAATATATTCTCACTCTAAATATAAAGTATTAATTACTCATTTTGCAGGTAATTCTAAAAGAATAAATCGTAAATATCTTGATGAATTTAAAGAGATTACTTTCCAAATGCCTGATAATATAAATATTGTTTCTATTATTACAAGAAATACATTAGAAGATTCTCCATTGAACTATCAATTAAATAAAAATAATATTCCTTATTTAAATCCTTTAAAAGATAAAGATGTTATATGGAGATTTTATGATAAGGTAAAATATATATTAGAAGCATTAGATAAAGCAGATAAAGAATATACACTTATTCTTGATGGTAATGATACGGCAATAGTAAATGATTTAAATAACATTGTCGATGTTTTCAATACATATAATAAAGATATAATTTTTAACGCAACAAGATTTCGTCATCCTAAAGTAGATTTAGATAATGTAAAAGATAGAGAAAAATATGGTATTTATTGTTGGTTGAATTCAGGTTGTTGTTTTGGTAAAACAGATAAGATTAAGGAATTTTATAATTATATTTATTCTCTTATTCAACAAGATGAAATTCCTGTTGATTGTGACCAATATTATACAAGAAAAGCATTTAATGATTTTCAAGATACTGTTTTCTTTGATTACGACTGCCGTATTTTTCAAATGTTTTATTTAAATTTTTTAATAATCGATGATAATGTTTTTAAGTTTACTAATTATAGACTATAAGAAAGGAACGATAATGAAAGTTTACGCACATAATGGTAATGATATTTTAATAGCTCATTTCCCTGGTAATTCAAGAAATGAAAATATAGATTTAATAAATAAATTTAAGGAAATTACTTTTAAACTTCCTGATGATATAGAAATAATTTCTCCTATTACACAAAATTGTGTTGCTGATTCTCCATTAGATTATCAGTTAAGGAAAAATAATTACACCTACATAAATCCATTATACAACCGTTTTATGCGTTGGGAAAGACAAGGTAAAGTAAATCATATATTATCTGCTTTAAAACAAACAGATAAGAAATATTGCCTTATAATGGATGGTAATGACGTTTCTATATTAAGTGATTTAACAGATATTATAGATAGATTAAAGTCTTATGATAAAAAAATTATTTATAATCCTACTTTATTTATGTACCCTCACGTTGTAATTGAACACATTCCTAATAGAGAACAATATGGAGAGTATTGTCATATAAATGCAGGTTGTTGTATAGGAGAAAGAAAAGAATTAGTTAAGTTTTACAAACACGCTTTAGCTTATATAAAACAAGATTCAAGACCTATTGACAGTGAACAGTACTACATCAGAAAAGCATTTAACGATTTTCAAGATACTGTTTTCTTTGATTATAAATGTAAAATATTTCAATGTTGGCATAAAATGGAATATGAAATTAAAAATGATGATATTTATTTATTAAAATAATTATATTATTCTTATATCAAAGTAAGAAAGGATTGTTTTTATGAATATAGAAGAATTAAAAAATATTTTTGAAATAAATTTCCCTAATGATAGAATAAGTGGTACATTACATTGCCCTTATAGAGTTTGCCCATTAGGTTCTCATATAGACCATCAACACGGTATTGTATCAGGTTTTGCTTTAGATGTAGGTGTTGATTTAGTTTATTCTAAACAGTATGAACCTATTGTTGAAATATATAGCGTTAATTATTTTAATAATAGTATTAAATTCGCTATATGTAATGATTTTTTTATACATAATAATTGGGGAGATTATGCAAGGGCTTCTATGAAAGTCTTATTAGATAATGGATATACATTAAAATATGGTTTTAATGCTGTTCTTAATGGTAATTTACCTATTGGTGGACTTTCTTCTTCTGCTGCTGTTATTTTATTATACATAACTGCTTTTTGTAAGGTAAATGATATTACATTAGAAAAAGATAAGTTAATAAATCTTGCTTATTCGGCTGAAAGGGATTATATAGGACTTAATGTAGGTAAATTAGACCAAAGCTGTGAAGTGTTATGTGAAAAAGACCATTTATTATATTTAGATACTGCTAATAATGGATATAAGAATATTATTAAAAATGAATTAGCTCCTCAATTTAAAATAGCTATTCTTTTTTCAGGAGTATCAAGACAATTAGTTAATTCTAAATATAATACAAGAGTTGATGAATGTAGAAGTGCTGCTTATACATTAAAGGCTTTTGGTAATTTAGATTATGGTAAAATAAAAGATACATATTTAAGAGATGTACCTTATGAAGTATATGAAGAATATAAAGATAAGTTACCTAAGGATTTTGCAAAGAGAGCTGAACATTTTTATTCAGAAATGCAAAGAATTAAAGATGGTGTATTTGCTTGGGAGAATGGTGATTTAAATACATTCGGACAAAAAATATTTGAATCTGGAAATAGTTCAATATATAATTATGAATGTGGTTCTGATGAATTAAAAACATTATATGAAATAATGGTAGATACACCTAATATATATGGTGGTAGATTTAGTGGTGCTGGATTTAAAGGTTGTTGTATGGCTATTGTAAATCCAAAACATACAGAAGAAATAGAAGAATATGTAACTAAGAGATATTTAGATAAATTCCCTAATTTAAAAGAAAACTTCTCAATACATTTTTGTGATACATCTGATGGTATTAAATTCTAATAAACTATTTATTTTTTAAATAAAAAGGAGTTTTATTTATGAAAAGATTAGGAGCTATGATAGACCCAATAGTAGTAAATGGTGAAAATATATATTTAGATGATATGCAAGACCTTATAGATTTTTTAAGATATAATGTGAAGAACTATGATTTGACTGAGGAATTAAAAGAATTAGTAAATAATAATTCACAAAGTATAAATATAGAAGAAGCAGTAAATGAAGCTACTGATGAATATAATAGTATATTAGTTTCTTGTTCAAATGAATGTAAAGAGATTATAGATTATGTAAAAAATACACCAAGAGTAAATAGAAAAGAAATTTTATCAAGATTAGAAAATTTATATGAATCATATGAATATTAATTAAACAAAGTAGGGCTTATTAAAATAATAAGCCTTTTATTTTTAAGGAGGAAATTATGACTTGTATTATTTTAGCAGCAGGATATGCAACAAGAATGTACCCATTAACATTAAATTATCCTAAACCACTTTTAAAAATAAACGGTATACCAATAATAAATTATTTAATAGAAGACATAAAACCTTTTGTTGATGAATTTATTATTGTTACTAATCATAAATTCATCAATTATTTTAAAGATTATGATTGTAAAGTTATTGATGATGGTAGTACGGATAATGAAAATAGATTGGGTGCTGTAAATGATATTAAATTGGCTATTGAAAATATAAATGATGATGTTTTTATTGTAGCAGGGGATAATTTACTAGATTTTTCATTAAGTGAGTTTTTCAATTTCATACATAATAAAAAAACAAGCTGTATAATGTATTATGAAGAGAATGATATAAAGAAACAAAGGAAAACGGCTATAATAGAAAAAGATAATGATTTGGTTGTTTCTTTTGAGGAAAAGCCTATAAATCCAAAAACTAACTTAGCAGTACCGCCTTTTTATTATTATACTAAAAATGATGTAGAAAAAATAAAATATATAAACAATATCAATACAGATGCACCTGGTAGTTTAGCTAAATGGTTTTGTGAAAATTCAACACTTAATGGCTTTAAAATGAATGGTAATAGATATGATATTGGTGATATAGAAAATTACAACAAAATAAACAATTTATTTAGTGAGAGGGAATAATAACCCTCTCTTTTTTGTGTCAATTATTAAAATGTTCATATTTTTTATTTTATGATTAGGACAATTGAAGTAGAGGTGATAGTATTTTGGCAGAGTTTCACGATTTAAATATCAACAAAAATGCTTACATTAACGGTGAGATAAAAGTTGGAGAAACAGAAGAAGATACACAAATCACAAAAGAGGTTGTCAGTACAAAAACTTTAAAAGGTAACATTACGACAGATTACTTCCAACAGGGAGAAGAAGAACTAATATTTGACAGTGGAGATTCAAGTGATTTTAAGTAAAGAAAGGAGGTTGAAAATATGTCAAAAACTCTTAAAACAAGACTTAAATTAAAGTATGATACGTCTGCAAATTGGGCAGATTCTACTTTAGTTTTATTGGCTGGTGAAGCAGCAGTAGAAGTTGTAACAAAAACAACAGGCGATGGTGACAATGCTGTTACTACAACTTATAACAAGATTAAGTTTGGTAATGGTACAGATGTGTTTAAAGATTTACCGTATGCTAATTATACTCCTGATGAAATTACAGAGCTTATTAATGCTAATGTAACTTATACTAATGAAGATGAAATGCCAGCTGCTGTTGGTGGTTTAAAAGCAGGTACATCATTTGATAATATGACTATTCAAGAAATATTAAATAAATTGTTATATCCATATACAAAACCAACACTTACAAATTCAGGTATTACTATTACATTTAGTGATGGAAGTACAACAACAACAGCTAAAAATCAAGAATATGGTGTAACGATTACACAGATTGATTATAAAACTACACCTGTAAAAAAATCAAATTCTTTAGCAAGTTTAGTTTTTACTCCTAATGACGGTGGGGACGGTAGTACTGTAACTTCTCCTGAAAGTAGTAAGGCTTATACACATACTTACAAACCTTCAACACCATTAAATGAAACTACATCAGCTACGATAACATTAAAAGATGCAGTAGAAAATGGTGATGGTGGTCAATCAACAACTTCTTCTATAAAAATTACGTATTATAGACCTATTTATGTTGGTTATCTTGATTGTTCTGCTACTGATGATATTATGAGTGCAACAACAGATGCGGATAAAGTTGCTATAATTGAAACTGAAATTGAAAATGAACATTTAAGCAAGTTAATTCAAGATACAACAGGTACAATATCAAAGACGGCATCATTTACTCTTGGTAGGTATTGCTTTGCTTCTACAAAGAAACTTGGTCACATTTATGATGGTAATAATTTTGATAATACTGATTCTTTTGATTGTTTAACATTATCTTTAACAGGTAAGGATGGTGCAAAAACACCTTATTATGTTTATGTATTTAGTAGTGTTATCAAAGATTCTGTTGATTTCTTATATAAGTATTCTTATACTTGATTTTTAGAGTTTTAAAGGTGGTGAGAATATATGGCAATTGTTATAAAAGATAATTTTAATTTAGGTGCTGCAAAACCTATTGATAGTAGATTAAGTATTGGTAAATTCTCAGAATTGCTTGCAAAGAACTATTCTGTATATGATTCTTATGCAGGTATGCTTGTATATGTTGAAGAAGATGAAACTATTGGCAGTGGTGAAAGTGCTACTACATATAAAAAAGGTTACTATAAATTAAATAGTTATGTTGAAGAAAACGCAGATACAGCTGCTTCTTGGCAATATTTACCAGCTCTTTCAGGTAGTACGACTATCGAGGGTACTATTGAAAATGCTGAACAGGCAGAAAAAGATGGATTAGGTAATGTTATTTCTGAAAGTTATGTAAGTGGTGCTAAAGTTAATGGTTCTAACATAGAACTCAATGCTAAAAGTGGCACTACACTTGCAACAATAAAACCTGCTGATGTAATTGAATTTAGTAGTGATGATAGTAATAATATTGTTATTGGTCATAAAGAATCTGTTGTAAAAGACGAGGATATTATAAAAGACGAAGTGTTAGCAACAGTTAAGACAGACGCATATGGTCACATTGTTTCTGCTACACAAATTACAGTTCAAGATTTGGCAGATTACAATATTAATGCTAGCGATGTTGACGATGAAAACAATACACTTGCATATGAAATTCTTAGTAAGAATCTTGTAAGTGGACAATTAATTGAAGTTAGTACTCTGAGTGATGCTTCTAATTCTAATAAAATTATAATAAATCATACTATACCTACTGAAACTGAAAATTCTGGTTTTGGAACATTTAGTTGGGATAATTACGGACATATAAGTGGATTCAACTCAATAGATGCAAGTGATTTGGTAAGCTATTGTGGGGAAGATAATTATAGTGTACAGGATTTAATTATTAAAGAAATTTCAGAAAATCTTGCTATTGATTTGAATTTTAATCAAGACGGTGGAGTTTCATCTGATAATGTTATAACCACTAATGTTGAAGTATATAATGGTACTAATATTATAACAGCAAGACATAATATACAAGTTAATACAATAGATATTAATGGTAAAATTGGGGGATACACTTACACAGATTACACTGATAACGGTTATACTTTTGGTAGAGGTTATTTAACTTTAAGTGCGATTGATTATGATGAAACAGGTCATATTTCTGCTGCTAAAACATTAACAAGTTCAGATTTGCTTAATTATACAAGTGGAGCAGATGGTGAAAAAACATTAAAAGAACTTATTGTTGATGCAGTTAATACTGATTTGGAAAAATTAAAAGAGGGTCAAGAAATAACTGTTGATAATGAAAATAAATTCTGGATTACAGGTATAACTACTTCTACTGATGAAACAGAAGAAGATGCAAGTATATCTGCAAGTCAAGTTATAAATACTTCTGCTTATGTTGATGTTGATAATGGAAACACAACTTTACATATTGATGCTATTAGTCCTTCTGAAAATTCTTCTAATGACTATGTTAATGGTACAATTGAAAGTGCTACTAAGTTAAGCAAAAAAATAACAATTCAAGAAGAGCTAACAGAAATAGGAGACCACCCTGCTATTGGATTTGGTTCTGTTGAAACAGATTTTTCAGAGGATATTACGCTTAAATTTAATTCAATCGACTTTGATGCTTTTAGCGAAATTTATGGTGTACTTCCTATTGAGAGTATTCCACAAGCAGCATTAGAAAGATGTGTTATTGTTGGTACAGTAGAAGAAATGTTAAGTCTTGGTTCAGATGATATCCAAACAGGTGATACTGTTAAAGTATCAGGTGGATATGTTGCATCTACTGAGGGCGAATATGTATTAGATGGCGATGATTATAGAGAATATAATGAAGACACAGATACAGATTTACCTCGTTACACTTATGAACAACCTGCTATGTATTTTGTAAAAGATACAGAAAAGTTAGGTACTCTTGATGCTTTTGAAGTTTATTATGCAGGTAATTCTGCAACAGCTGATGTAGCGAATAGAGTTAAAAATGGTTTAACTATTAAGGTAGATGGTACTTCTAATTATTATGATGGTAGTTCTGCAAAGACCATTGAAATAAAATCTACTGAAGTTAGCATTACTCCTATTATAAAAGAAAATGACGGTGAAGCAGAAGCCATTGCAACAATTACAGTTAATGGGGAAGATACTACACTTTATACTAAAAATTCAAAATATCTGTTGAATACACGTTGGTTTGCAAATAAAGATGGTAGTGAAGATAATAGAGTTGGAATATGGCTTTGGGGAGATAATCCTGATGATTATTCTTCTCTCACTACTGAAGGCAGTATAATAGAAGTAGTTGGCGGTAAAAATATTACAATTAAAGATGCTGAGAGTTTTATAAGTGATGATTATGCTTTTTCTATTTCTGCTGATGATGAAAAAGTAATTGCCAATCCATTAACTGCACCTGATAAGTCAACAACTAATCTTACTGCTTATCTTCTTGCTACAACAAATACTGATGAAGAAGCACATACAGTAAATTATGTTAAGAATATTACTGCTGACCTTAATGGTGTTTTAACAGCTAATGAATTTAAGGGTAATATAAATGTTAATTATCTTACTCAGGCAGAAGTTACAAAAGATACAGACTATGCTACTTATGAAGATATGTTAGTCTTTGATTGTGGTTCAGCATCAGGTTTCTAAGAGTTTATTTTTAAAGGGATAAATTAATTTTTATCCCTTTTTGAAAAATGGAAGGTGATATTATGACTGATTTAATGCAAATTAGAAGTGAACAAATAAAAGATATTAAGGTTGAACAAATTGTTTTTAATAATACACCTTTTACAAATTATATAAATAAGTACATTAGTATTTTTATTCCCAACTGCTGTTGGTTATCTAATACTTTCACCTATACTAACGAAAATATTACCTCAGATAATGGTCAATTGTTTTGTACTGCAACTGACCAATCTGAAATAGAAAGTCTGCTTAATTCAATTATTACTGTAAGTACGGTAAATACAGAAGACCATTATATTGTTTTCTCTTGTAAAACACAACCAGCTAAAGATTTACATTTATTATTAATATTAAATTAAGAAAAGGAAGTTTTATATGAATATAAAAATTATAAATGATAAAATTGAAAATTGTTTATCTAATGAAGATTGCCTTTATATTACATTAGATTATACGCATCCAATTGTAAAAGACGGTAAAATTGCTTATCCTGTCTTAAATTCTTGGGTTGAAAAAACCTCTATTGATACTATGTTGGAATTAAAAAATAAATTGCCTGATTTTCCTAAAGAATTTGATGAATTTTCTTTTGTTAATATTGTTTATTATAAAAAGACTAATGAATTAAAACTTCTTTTATTACAAGAGCCTATTTGTCTTATTAAGGATAAATTGTCTTTTAATTTTAAATCTAATTTACCTATCTATACTCTTAAAGATTTAAATTGGAATAAAGAACTTATTTCTCTTTCTTTTAAATCAGATTTAGAAAAAGATGATGTTGATATTGTTTATTCTAATTATGGTATAAATGATAATAATGGAAATTTATATTTTAAAAAATCAGATAGTATAAATGTTTTTTATGAATATGTTTTTATAAATAAAATTTTTTAAAATTTTGTCACAAAGAGGTGATGGGTTGTGATTATAACTAATTTCCCCAAACAATTAATATTAGATAATAATAAAAAATCTAAACACATCCTTCCAAATGAACAAAATGCTTATGTAATAAAATTAAGCGATAAAAATTTTACTGTTGATGATAATGGAACAATATCTGCTAATATTAAAATCGTTAGTGAAGTACCTGAAAATCCTGAAAAAGATTATATTTATTTTGTTTCTGATAACGTCACTGATGATACAGCAACTATTATCCATACAATTACAGAAGAAGATAAAAATAATATTAAAAAATTAACTTCAACTGGTCAAGGTGATAAGTTTTTAAGTGATGATGGTAGTTATAAATCTGTAAATCATTTTATTCAAATGTATTACAATTATAAAAATATAAATACCAATACTACTTTGACCGATACAAATGATTTAATAACCAATTTCAAGGCTATGGTTTATCCATCTATTTTATACTTAGAAGTTGATAATGATGAAACATTTCCTTGCAATGGTAGTTTAATGTTATATAAAATAGGGGAAAAATCTGCTACTCTGACTTTTAATGGTATTGATAATATTGTTTATACAGCTAATATTATAGATAATACTCTTTCAGATTGGCATAGTACAGAATTAATTGGTGCTGCAAAAAAACTTGCACAATCAGTTAAAATAAATAAAGCTGATTTTGATGGTACAAAAGATATAACTGCTTCTGATATGAAACTTTCAAAAGGTGATGATAGAACTTATAATCTTTCTAAATTAACTATGCTTAATAATGCAACTTATTTAAGATTTGCAAGAGTAAAAGCCAATTTAACAAGTAGTGCTAATTTTTTAATTAATTATACTTCTGATAAATCTTCTTTTAACTTACATTATAGCATTGGTTATAATAGTTCTTTTAAATATCATCAAACTTTATATCATTGCATAAACAATATAAATAATTATATTAGATTTATAAAACAAGACGAGTATATCTATGCGGATATAGCTCTCGGTGAAAATATAGATTATGCTACTTTACAAGTTAATTTAATATCTAATGATTGGGAATTATTAGATAGTACTGTTGTAAATCCTAATACTCTTAATTCTCAATTTAGTGTAAGATATAAATTAAAAGATACAGAAGATGATGCGGAAGATGAAAATTCTACAACTACATTTAGTAGAGTATTAGATATAACAACAGATTGGAATGACTTAGGACTTACTTCTGAGGATAACCTTAAAACAGGTTCTTATATGTTACAATTAACTTTAAATGGGTATATCTATACAGGAGTTTTATCTTGGTATAAAGAGAATATAACTAATGCCACAGGAGTGGGGCAGGAAGTGCTTTTACACCACTCTGGTGACGGTTTAGATAGCATTAGTATATTTTTACGTACAATACAGAAAAGTGCCTTAGAATTGCAAATAACGGCAAATAAGAGCATTTTAAAAGCAAACTGTAATTTCGTATTAAAGAAGTTTTTATAAATATTAAAATCAAAAGATAATCAACAGCCAACAAAATTATTTACCATAAATTATTATGTGTTGGCTGTTTATTTTTTAAATGATGAATATAGATAAAAAATATATGAGTAGGTGAGAAGCTGTGATAGTAAAAAATGTATCTAATGAAATAATAACAATTAAAAATCATTGTCTTCGACCTAATGAAACTGTTGAAGTTACAGGAGTAGATTTAAGGCACTATAAAGGTAAGATTAAAATGGTTGCCAAAATGGAAAAATACGAAGATAAAACTACTCCTGTTAAAACTACTAAAAGTAGTAGTGCTAAAAGTAATAGTATTAAGAAGGAAGATGAAGCAAAGAAAACTAAAAGAAAAACTAATGATAAAATTAAAAGTTCTGATGATAATTCTAAAAAATTATCTAATAATTCATCAGAAAATCTAAAAGATTATATCAAAAAAGATGAAGTCGTTAAAATGATAAATGATTTAAAAAAAGATTTTGAAAAAACTAAAGAAGCTCCTGCTAAAGTTGTTAAAGAACAACCTAAAGAAATAGTTAAGGAAGTAATTAAAGAAACTACAATAGATTTTTTTAATGCCGAAAAATTAAAAGAATATTATTTGAATTATTGCAAGGATAATAATATAAATAATTTAATTATAAATAGTTTATATAATGCAAAGACAAAAGAACAAATATTATATGTAGTCATTAATTATATTTTACCTTTGTTTTAAGGAGGTGTTTTTATGGCTTTTATTTTGGAAGCTGTTGATGATTATTCTGAACATATATACACTGATAGAGAAAGAGAATTAATACATATTTTAAGAACAATGTTAAAAGATTATCCTGATGATAATATGCTAACATTAAATCATTTAGTAGAACAAGACAGAGGAGAAAGATGGTCAGACCAACAATTATTGGTTTATATTCAACAAGGGGTTGCTGATGTAAACTCAGAACCCCCATTAACAAGTTATACTGTTGAAAACTTTCCAACTAATTGGCAATCTTGTATGATGACTGGTGCTTTGATATTTGCTTTGCTTGCCGAAACAATTAAACAGTCAGGTGAATCTTTTAGTTATAGTGATAATGGTTTATCATTATCTATTGATGTTGCTGCAAAATATCAGGGTGTGCTTTCTACAATGCTCAGTAGTTATTCTACTCAAAAGAGTACACTTAAAAAATCTGTTAGACCAAAACCGAGCGGAGTTAAAGGTAGTTCGCCATCCAACGTCCGTATACGTTCGTACTCACCCAGACAATTTGTCTATAGATAACGCTTTTTTAATGTACTTTTTTGTATATTTTTTACAAAAGGCAAAGTTAAATTTTGCCTTTTGTTTTTTTATGTGTTTTTTATTCTTCCCAATTCGCAAGTATCTTTTTATACTTCTTTTCTAATTCTTTATATGGCTTTTTATCTATTAACTTTATATTTTTGTCAGGATTTTCTTTTTTGAAAAATTCAAATTTATCTTTAGCATCTTCAATCCAATAGCCCTTTATTTCAATCCAAGTATCAGTATCGGGTAAATAAAAGTCAGGAACATAATATCTTTGCATACTTTCTAAGAAAAATCTATGCTTTTCGTATTCGTATTTAATATTATTGTATTCTAATATTCTTGCAAAATTAGCTTCCCAATTTGACCTAAAGTATTGGTTATTTAAATCAGCTCTATGCCCACCATTACCTCTAAATTCTTGACTTTTTCTTCCTTCGATAATTGAAAGAGAAATACTGTCAGATAACTTTTTTAAAGTTTCATCATTAAAACAATTTTTCATTCCTTTGTTCCAAACAGTTTTAGGTCTTATTGTTGTACCGAATCCAGTTTTTTTAGCTACCACTTTTGAAGCACAGCTTGTAGAACAGAATCTTGTTTTTTCATAACAACTAATAAATTCTTTACCACAACATTCACAAGTTAATGTTCTTGCCTTTAAACTACGTTCATAAGCACTTTTACATTTTGTTGAACAATACATTGTTTTTGTGTCATTTGAAATAAATTCTGTGCCACAATTTTTACAAGAGAATTTAAATCCCTTTGGAAATTCAATATCTTTGGTTATTGATAACCATGTTTTTTTATTTTTTACATTTCTTACAACATTCTCAGAAACATTTGTTTCTTTTGCTATTTGCTGAATTGTCTTTTGTTCCAATAACATTTCGATAACTTTGTTAATTTGTTCCTCTGTATACTTTTGTTTAATTGTATTTTTCGTTTGTTCTTCTTTTTTGTTTTTATCTATTTTTTTATTTATTGGTTGTCCTCTATATATTTGACTTCTTTCAATATTGTTTTCCTCTTTTACTTGAGTTATCCGCTTTGTGGATAAATCGTATTTTTGAGAGATTTCTTTTATTGTTAATTCGTTTGCTATTAAATCGTTTTTTATATTTTCTAACATTTCATCAGTTATTTCTTTGTTTTTAAGAACAGGAAAAACTATATCTTTTGTAAGCTCCTCACAAATTTTTCTATTTTTTATATGGTATAAATCTTTAAGAGTTACAGTTGTTGCTTCGGAAGTTTCTTTCATTCCCTTGCCGTTTTTTAACATATCAATCGCAGTTAATACTTGTTCTTTTGTATATTTAGTGTCAAACTTTTCAGCTATTCTCTTTTTTGCAGATTGTGAAGAAATAGCAGATAATTTCTCTTTAGTTTCATCAGTAGCAACATATTTATGATGTCTTTCTATGTTGTTTTCTTTTCTTAATCTTTTTACTAAAGTTATTCCAACACCAAATTTATCAGCAATTTGTTGTATAGTTAAATCATCATTTTTTAATTCTTCTATTATTTGATTCTTTATTTCTTGTGAAACTTTTGCATTTTTAGCTTTATAAGTTCTAACAACATTATTATCAATTTCTATTTTTCGTATAAAAGTTTTACTTACATTAAATTTATCAGCAATTTCTTGAATGGTAAGACTACTATTTTTTAATTCCTCAATAATAAGAACTATATTTTCTTCTGAATATTTTTTATTACCTCTATGACAATTGCGAGTTTTTTCTATACCATTATTTTTAATAAAAGCAGTAATGGCGTGTAATGTTACGTTATATTTGTTGGCAATTTCAGCATTAGTTAAAATACCATCTTGTAAATCTTTAATAATTAAATCTTCATTATTGCCATAGTGAAGTCTTGTTCTTTCTATATTATTTTTCTTTTTCAATGTTTGAATATAACTAATATGTACATTAAATTTTTTAGCAATTACACTATCAGTTAATTTATCTCTTTTTAATTCATCAATGATTTGATTTTCAAATTCAACAGAATAAACTTTATATTTATATTCTCTTTTAATATTGTTTTCTTTCATCAATTTACGTACTAAGCGTTCACTGACATTGTATTTTTTATAAATTTGATTTAAACTTAATTCGTTACCTTTTAAATCTTCAATAATAGCATTTTTAAATTCTTCTGAATATTTTTCTTCTGACATTTTTATTTTCCTTTCACTACTTATTTTTGAATTCTATATAAATTTATGTAAAATTTTTTAACGCATTATTTACCTTCCCAATAAGGAATTATGTTTTTGTATTTTTTCCTAATTTTATAATAACGAGGTGTATCGATTAACATTATTTTTTCATTAGGGTTTTCTTTCTTAAATGTATTGAATTTAATTTCACCCTCTTCCCACCAATAACCTTTTACTTCGATATATAATTTATATTTAGGTAAATAAAAATCAGGAATATAGAATTTACCAATTGTTTTTAATTCAATTTTATGTTTTTCATATTCATATTTAATATTTTTACTTTTTAATATTCTTGCAATATTAGCTTCCCAATTAGAGCGGAAATATTGATTATCTAAATCTATTCTTTCGCCTTTTTTACTTTTCTTATATGTGCCATTTTTTGTTTGTGAAATATCATTATTTAAAATCCAATAATTAGTACCACATTGTTTAGAACAAAATCTTGCATCTTTACAATGAGTAATAAATAATTTATTACAATACTCACATTTAACATTATATGTATGTAATTTATAATTGTATTGATTATTACAATTATGAGAACAATACTTTGCATTTGGATTTGTAGTAGTAAAACTATTTCCACAATTTATACAAATAAAATTATATGTTTTATTAAAATCTATATCTTTTGTAAGTTCAGTCCAAATAGTTTTATTCCTTATTTTATTTATTGTATTTGTAGAAACATTTGTTTTTTCACTAATATCTTTTACTTTTTCTTGTTTTACTAATAAATCAATAACTTCACGTATTTGTTCTTTAGTATATTTAGAATTATTTACATACCCTGATTTTGATTTAGAATTTTTTCTAATTATATTGTTCTCTTTTATTATTTTCTTTACATATGTTGTACCTACGTTAAATTCTTTTGCTACTTGTTCTATTGTTAAAGTATCTTTTTTTAATTCGTCAATAATTTGTTCTTTAAATTCTTCCGAATACTTCATTTGAAAATCACCTCATTTGCATATACAAATAAATTATAAAATTTTTAAATTACATTTTTATAAAATTGTTGACAAACAACAGAAAGTGTTGTATAATAAAATGGAAGTAACATCAAATTCAAGAGAGAGGTGGTAATTGCAATATGGGAAATAATTGTACTAATATAGAACAACAGTTTAATGTTAAATATACAATTAGTCAGGTAATGGATGTTATAAATTATCTTCAACAGGGCTTTGATAATGAATATATATCAAAAAATGTCTTTATGAAAAATAATGACATAGAGCTTATAAGAAATAAATCTGTATATAAAGAAATTACTAAGGATTTAGATTTCTCAATCAAAATTCAAAAAGATAATTCTATTATTGATGAAAATAAAACCTGTAAGATTTTAAAATTAAGAGATAGAACATTCTTTAATGATTTAAACAAAGAACAACAGGAAAAGGTTGTAGATAATTACTTTAAATCAAAAGAGCTTGTAACACATATGAATTATTTCTTAAAAGATATAAATGAAGATATTGATGAAAAATTTCCTACATCTAATATTGTTATTACTCCTAATCTTCATAACGGAGAATTACATAATGTAATATTTAATGGAACAATATCTTATGAAGATGCGATTGCTATTGCAGAAGCATTTATTGAAGCCTCAAAAGCTCCAATAAAAATGAATAAATCAAAATTATTTTTATTAGATTACTTTAAAAAAAGATGGTTTTTAACTATAAAAACCAAGGAAGAAATGAATATAAAGTCATTCCTTTTCTCTCCAATGTCAAAAACTGTTATTAAACAGTATATAAACAATAAAAAGAAAAGCAAAAAATGTACAATGTATCTTGATGAGTTTGATTTAAAAGATATAATAGAGCTTTATGAATGTATCAAACAGGTAATTTTTGATGCTTTATTCCTTTTGTATGATAGTTATAATCAAAATGTTTGTGATTTCTTTCCTACAAGAGAAGATATAAGAAATTTATTAGGTGAAATGAATAATTCTTATATCGTAGAATAAATTAAGTATAAATAAAATTGTCCTGTATTTATATCTTTATAAGGTAAAAATTCCTTTCTAATTTTTATTCCATTAAGAAGGTGATAATGATGAGTTGGGATAAAGTTTGTAAAGTAAGTAACTTACCTATATTTGAAGATGAAAAAGTATTTTTATTCTTATACGTAAAAGGTAAAAAAGGCTATAAGATTGTTTCCCTGCCTGTCTTGGGAGTTTATAAAGGAAACAGAACAATTACCGATATACAGGACGAGCAAATTCTTGTAGACTACTTTAACGATTTAAACTTAGAAAATTATAAAGATAATCATAAGATTAAATCTATAAATAAATTAATTAATGATATTGATGATAATAAAATTTACTTAAATGGAAAGCATTTAAAGGTGTTCGCTTGTAGAACAAGGTTCTATAATTTATTATCAGAAGTAAATATTGAAAGAGAAGATTTTTATACTTACAAACCATTAGTAGAATATGTAAAAGAAAATAAGGAATATATTGAGGAATTTAAAAAAGCAGAATCATTTGCTTTTGCATTAACAAAAAGAAACGCTTGTTAAAATATGATAAATGTAATTTTTTGTTTTTAAAAAGAAAGGAATTTTTACAATGATTAAATTATTTACTGATGAAAGAATTGTAATGCAAAATAAAATAAAATGGAAAAATTTACCAGGTAAAGATAAACATTTTATATATGATACTTTCATAAAGGAATATGACGAAACATTTTGTACTATGCTTGAATATTGGATGATTGATGGTGCATTTGTTGATTATATAACACATAAAGCTTATTATGTGGATAAGAACGGTAATAATTATTATATATATCATAAAAATGATTTTGGTAGAAGAATAAAAACTCCATACTTTAAAAAGTATTATAAGAAAAGAGTTGACAGAGAGGGCTTTAGTGAAAGAGGAGCTTCTTATGATAAAAAACCTGAGGTTGAATTTATTAGACTCTCTGTTGATGAAAATGGAGTTCTGTATCAGATGAAAAAGCATAAGTATAAAAGATGTTATGTTTTATTTGAGAATGGTAATTTTAAAGAAATTATTTTTATGAAAGATGGTTTTAGAAAGAACGGTATAGAACCATTAGATTTCAAAACAAAAGTTTCTTTAGGTAAGACGAATAAATTATATAATAAGATAAGAGATTTAGCTATTACAGACTACAATAATAAATAAGTATTAAAGGGGAGTAGTTTTAGAAATTACTCTCTTTTTTATTTATTAAATAAAACTTGTGTGGTGATTAGAATTGGATATACCAAGAATGACATATTACGCAAAAGTAGTAGATAATTTAACAAACACTGATATTACAAAATATAAAAATGCTATAGATAATAATTTATGGTATTATGGTAAGATAAATGGTAATTATGACGGTGAGAGCCAATTTATAATTGAATTTGATATATGGAATAATGAACCTGCATTTAATCATAGAGGTTATGAATATATATGTAGAGATGCTAAGAATGTAAAAATGGGCGTAGAAGTAATAAATAAGCCTGTAATGAGAAAAGATAATGAGTTTGTTCCTACAAGCGGTAATAATTTAAATCATATGGATTTCTTTTATGCAAGAAGTTTAACTGAGGGTTATGATGATTTTCAATTAGTAAATATAAATAATAAATTAGATATTGTTGGAAATGTAGACCCAAGTAAAAAATCTTTGTTAGGTGTAGGAGACCATTGTATTGTTCAAACTAAAATAAAATTAGATAACAACACTTTAACTAAAAATAGATACAATTTTAATGTAACATTAAGTTATGATTTTGAATAAAAAGAGAGGGTTAAAATGAAAAGATTATCATATATGACTTCGAAAGTAAAGCAATATATAAGATATAAATTGGAAAAGCATCCCGATGCAAAAGATAAAGCAAGAAAACTTTTGGAGTATAATAGTAATGGTAGAGATATTACAGAGGAAATAGTTGATATGTTTTTGATAGTGATGTTGATGTAAGTTGTATATTAACAGACCTAACAAGAAATTTTGATATTGATAAAATAAAAGTATATTTAAGTGATGATTTTACTGATATGCAAATTAAATATATAAGACAGGGTATAAGAGATGGATTAACATTAGAACAATTGAAATATCTTGCTAATCCTGATTTTAACAATCCACAAATGAAGTCTGTTGAAGAAGGTTTAGCAAATGGATTATCTATGGATGAAATTAAATTATTTATTGATAATAAATTTAATATAGCTCAGTGCGAGGAATTATTAAAAATTATATTAGAAGATAAATTAAACCCTGATGAAATAGATTTAATAGCGGATAGTTGTTTTAATCAATTTAAAATGGAAGAATTGGCAGATGGTTTTAATAATGGATTATCATTAGAAGAAGTGGATTTATATGCAGACCCTAAGTTTACAGCCAATCAAATGAATGAAATAAAAAGAGCTTTATTGACACAAAACAAAGATACTATTGATAAGGTAAAAGAAAAATATGATTTAGTTTCAGTAGGTGCAAAAATAAAAAGGTTGGTAAAATGCTAATGGAATATTTTATAAGATATAACAACGGGTTAATTGTTCCATTTAATAAAGAATTTAATAAGGAAAACATAGATAGAATATATATACAAGATAAAGATAATCAATATGGTTTTTATCTTGATGGTAGATTTTTTGTAAATAGTGTTATCTATGATTTTAAAATACCTTTTCGATTATATAATGTTATTACCACTAAAACAAATAAAATTATTTTAAACACTAATGAAGAAAATATATCCTATAATATAGGATATAAAACAAGTGATAATGAGATGTATTATTTAAATATAAATGATATAATTACTTTTATCGCTCAAAAAGACGGTAAAGAAAGAACTATTATTTTATCTAAAACCAAATAATTGTTTTATTATTTATTTATTTATTTATTTATTTATTTATTTATTAGTAACAAAAAATATAAAATATAAGGAGTTTTTAAATATGAAAAGATTAGTTAAGAAAGCGGAAGATTTATACAAGTATACTGATTTGAATGATAATGCAAAAGATAAGGTTTTAAGAGATTATTGGAAAGACCATAAGGAATATTGTAGCGGTTGGCTTGATGAGTTAGATACTGATTTTAATTCACTTAAAGGAAAATATTTCCCTAACAGTAAACTTTTATATTCTGTTAAAACAAAAGCACAAATACACGAATGTGAAGATGTAATAGTTTGGGGCAAAGTAAATCTCTATGATGTAATGTTTTATAACAAAATTGAGTTTTCCAAAGAAGAATTAACATTTATGAAAGACTTTTTAGGTACAGCTACATTTAGTTCTTATGAAACAATTAACTTGTATAAATCTAATAGTACAGGTGATATTGATTATTCTTCACCTCTTAGTGATTTCGCAGAAGATGTAAAAGAAGCAACAGATAGATTTGAAAAGGGAATAAAAGAAAGAGAAGATTTAAATGGTTTGGATATTGATGGCTTAGTAAAGAAAGTTGCTAATATATATAACAACTTAATTCCTTCTACAATAGCAGATTTTATAGAAGAAGTTAAGGCAGACGGACAAGATGACTACGAAAGATGGGTAGATTCAGTTGTTTATGATATTTTAGATGATAATCAGGCTATTTATAATGAAAATGGCGATATAGTTGCATAATAAAAGACAAGGAGAACTAAATGTTCTCCTTTTTTATTTAGTGTTATTTTTTCATCATAAATTAAAAACCAATCATAATTTTATTTATTATATAAATAATTATAAATATGGTGGTTGTATGAAGGTAAAATTTCAAGGGTGTTTTGATGTTACAACTGAATATATAAAAAAATTTTTTAATGCTATGTTTGATGTTGTAGAAAACACAACAGCCAAATATGAGTATAGTAATGGTGCTAATGAATATGAATATAACCATAGTTTTTCTCTGTGTAATGGTTACTTAAAGGACAATGATGGTATTGTTAAAAATGCTACTATTACTTTTTTTCTTTCATCACAAAATAATAACACTGAAACTGTTACTGATGGTGTTAATGGTATTAAAAACGCTGAAAGAAATCATACTTTTGAAATGGTTCAAAATAATATAATTGTAGATAAATGTACTACTGATGAAAATGGTAAATATACCTCTTTTGTTAAAAATGGTGTTTATGATATTCGGATAGAATATAATGGTTATAAAACAACATTAAAAAATCAAACAATTACAGATGGACTTGATAAAGAAGTTTATTTTACTATTGATTCTTTAATAGAAAGAAAAATTGGTAAGTCTACTTATAAAATGTGTAATACTGATTTTAGAATGATAAATATATCTTTATTAAATGAATATAAAAGATTTGAAAATGGAGAAATTATTATTTCTAAAAATGATGAATTATATGTATATAAGAAAATAAATAAAAATTCATTATTTGCTTTAGAAAATGGTACTTATGATATTAGACTTAGAAATGATAATGTTAATGTAAAAGTAATTAAAAATTTTGTTTTCGACACTGATTTTGTCGAAAAACTTATGAAAGAATTTATAATGAATGATGATTTAAATGTAAAAGAGGTGAACTAATTTGGATATTATATTGAATAGATTTAAATTATTACCTCCTAAGAATATTAAAATTGTTTATACTAATTTAAAGAATGATGCAAGTGTTACTTGGGATAAAGTAAATAATGATGAATATAAAATAGGTTATAATGTATATCGTGGCACTATTGCTAATGGTATTTTTTATAAATTAAATAAAGAAGTAGTTTTAACAAATAGATATGAAGATAAAAATGTTATATCTAATATGAATACAACGTATTGGTATAAAGTAAGTACATTGTATTATAATGGTGAACAATGGGTAGAAAGTGAATTAAGCAATGCTAACATTTATAGGGTAGATAATACTAATAAATGGTTTCATAAAATAAACGAAAGAAATATGTGGATATTAAAAAATACAGGAGAATTATTTGATTTATATAAAAGAAAAACAGAGGGAGATAGATGTACTTGCTTTGATAGCGTAAGAGGTAGTGCAGCTAATCCTAATTGTGAAAAATGTTATGGTACAGGTTTTGTTGGTGGATATGATGCTATTAATCAAATATACATAAGACAAAAACCTGCTAACAATCAAATGGATAGAACTTTAGAGGGATTAAAAATAAATAACAATACAGGAGCTTGGACTATATGTGATGTACAAATAAGAGATAGGGATATTTTAATAAACCCACAAGGTAAAATGTTTAGAGTTTATAGTACAAATATAAACCACGCAGCAGGTTATTATTTTCACCAAGAAATACAAATGTATGAGGTTGAAACTAATGACCCTATATATAAATTAAAAAGAAAGACTTTATATCCAATTTTTTAAAAAGGAGAATTAAATTATGAAAAGATTGATAAGAGAAGAAAGTAAAAATAATGCAAAGAAATATTTTAACTTGAAGAAAAATAATAGAAGATTGCAAGCAGCTTATCTTTGGGGTACGCCTTTATGGGATGCAGAATCAGGATATAGTAAGGAAGAAGAAGAATTTATGGATTATGCAAAAGAAAAAATAAACGAAACTTTTCCTAATAGTAAGATTGATTATTATTATGATAACGATGGTTTTGGCTTATCAGGAGATATAAAATTAGATGATGCTTTAAATATTATAAAAGTTAATTTTAATTCCTTAGAAAAAACAGCTTTAGAAAAATTTACTAATGGAAAAGTTGGTTTATACAATCCTAACGAAAAAGCTATTTTTTTAGGTTTTACAGAAGATATAGACGACCTTGAAAATTCTTGGGATGAAGTGGAATCATTAAAAAAAGAATTGAAAGGAACTTTAGACGAAGAAGAAATAAAATCATTTAATTTTGATGATTTTTTTAATAAACTTGAAAAATTCTTAGATGGATTATATGAGTTTTTAGAAAAGTTTTGTGAAGAAATGAATTCTGAAAAAATTTCTATATTTGAACCAGAATATTATTATTAATATATAAGGAGTTAAAAAATATGAAAAGATTAGTTAAAAAAGCAGAACAGGAAATTCGTTGGAGTGACATCCCAAGGACTGAACGAAACGAAATATATTATAGAGCAGAAGAAGATGTTGACGATTTTCTTAATAGTGATTTTCAAGATTATGCAAAACAAGAAGTAGAAAAAACATTCCCTAATAGTGATTTAAAATTTTTTTATGATTTTAGTTATTCACAAGGTGATGGTTTTGGTTTAAATGGTAAAATATCAAATGATGATGTTTTAAACATTACACAAGTAAAATTATCTCCTGATGATTTAGAAATATTTGATTATGAGGGAGAGTATTACATAAGAAATGAAAGATGGAGTCCTTTCTATACAGATGGTATGCTTGAAGATGAACTTTCTTATTGGAATGAAGAAGATATAAATTATTATTTGGAAGATTCTTTTGAAGAAGACAAAATTAAGTCTTTTGATGTTAAAGGGTTTATTGAAAAGATTGAAACAATTCATAATAAATTAGATGAGTTTTTAGATGATTTTTGTGCAAGAATGAAAAAAGAAGGTTATGAATATTTTGATTATGAAGAAGATTATGTTGTAGATTATCTTACAGCTAATGAATGGACGTATACAGATGCAGAAACAGGAGAAGAATATACTATTATTAAATAATTTAAAAGGAGAGTTTTTACTCTCCTTTTTTCTCATATTAGGTAAAAATAAATATATAGCGTATTTATATTTATTAGATAAAATAAAGTATGTTTATATATATTTTTTAAAAAATAAAATTTATTAAATAAATGAAATTAAAAATAAACATATTTAAAAAATAGGAGGTAATGTATATGGCTTATAAAGCACCAGGCACATATGCCCGTTTCGTAAAAACCGCTTCTTCTGTTGTTTCAGCAGGCGGTTCAAGAATAATGGCTCTTGTAGGTACTGGTATAAATTATTATACTGTTACTAACGAAGCTATTACAAAATCTAATACTAAGCCTTACGATACACTTGCAAATGAAAACGTATTTGAAATAACAAGCGTTTCATCAAGACCTGTATATGATGGTGTTACTATTAATAATACTATCTATTCACCTACAACAGGTAATGGCGATGGTTATACTTTGAATGGTAATACTATTGTTTGGGACTCTCTTGTAGATGCTTCTTGTTCTCTTGATGCCAAAAAGTGTCCTAAATTTTATTATAATAATGGTACACAGAATATTGAGTTTAGCGTTGATGAAACTGTTGAAAAATTAGTTGAAGATGGCAAATGGATGATTGAAGTATCATACGTTAATGAAGATGACCAAGACTTAGGTGCAGATGAGAAGTTGGGTTGCTATAGAATTATTAATATGAATACAAGTGAAATAATTGGTGAGTATGTTGTTGGTTCTTCTCCTGCAACTAATGAAGATGGTTCTTATCCTATTCCTGGTATTAAATTAACAATCTATAATACTTATATTAGTGATTTTACAACAGGTAAGCAACTTGTTAATGTTGGTGATTATGTAACATTTACAACTGTTGCTGCTAAAACAGAAAAAGAAGCTCAGGTGGCAAAAGTTTTAGCAACCACAAGTGGTTATGATAAAGTTAATATTAACCTTGATTTAATTGTTAATGATAATAGTAATGATACAAAAACTTTTAAGTTTGGTAATATCATTGGTGCAGACAATTATAAATTATATATTAGTAATTCTAAGTTCGAAACAGATACAACAGGTGCTTATGATACAAGTAAAGCATTTATTTATCCTATTACTAATTATAGTTCTGATACGAACCAATATAGTGAAACAATTTCAAATGATAACTTAAAGAAATATGCTGTTAGTTATGATATTGATACAACACAGCAGTTCTCATTACTTTATACTGTTAATAATAAGAAGATTACTCTTAGGACTACAAGTTTAGATGATGATTTGGCAGGTTATTCAGTATATGTGCCTTATACAAGCTATGGTGATGTAGAAAAGACAATTGTTGATGACGGAAATGGAAGTAAGAAAGAATCATTTGTCGTGTATACAAGAAAAGAGAAAGAAGCAGAAAATACACAATCAACAAGTGATAATACATCAGTCGAAGGAAGTGAACCAACTACTGAAAATACTCAAAGCAAAAAAGAATATGATTATACAAGTCTGACTATTTATACTGACAATCTTACTTGCGATATGATTCCTTTGCCTTTGGGAGAAAGTACATTTTATATTGTAGAAGAAGTAAAAAGCACTGATACATATGATTTTTCATATAAAAATAATGAAGAAAGTAGTTTGACTTATTATAAGTTTAAAAAGACAGGTAGTAAAACGAATGGTTATATATTTACAACTGTTGAAGTAACAGCTGAAGGAACTTCAACAACTTATAAGGAAAATTCTACTGCAACTATATATGTTATAGGTGGTGCATATTCTTCTAATAAGATTTCAGATTTAGAATCAAATAAAGAGGAGAATAATTATCTTACTGGTACTTTTGCAACAGCTTCAAGTGCAACTACAAAATATTATAAAACTGTTGTTGATTTTACCGAAATAAAAGATAAATATGTTAAAGTTGATTTTTCAAAAATGGTACTTGCTAAAGATAATACTGCAACTGTTGATGAAAGTCACAAATTAACAACAACATATATAAATAATAGTTTTACTCTCATTCAAACTTCAAGCGATTATGTTAAATATAACGAAATTGATGAGACCCAAACTACAAGTGTTTATCTTACATTTAAATTTGATGAAACATCTTTCTTTGCAACAGGCATTGATGATGTTTTAAAGGATTTTCATATTGAAAACGGTGGTTTAATTAATTTGGAATCTACTGATAAAACATCTACTACTAAATATACATATAAATATGATAAAATTATTGATAGTTCTAAAATTTCAGCGTTCTACACTGCTGATGGTAAGTTAATTAATAATATTCACAGATATAATGAAAGTAATAATACAGCTCTTTATATAAAAGTTGATGCAAATACTGTAACTAAAAAAGACGATAAAGATGTGATAAGTACTGAAACTTTTGAAGTATTAGGACAAATAGATTTTAATAATAAAGTTGCATTAATATCATATAACGCACAAACTCATAGCGAAACTAATGATATAGCAGCAAAATATGCTTCATCATTAGCAGACCTTATGCCTGATACACCAACATACAACTATTTACTTATTGCTTATGATGTAAATGGTAATATTGTTGATACAGACCTTAATGAAGAAGCAGAAGATACTGCAGAGGTTCTTCCTGATACCAATATTTATAATAACACTAAGTTCTATAATGCTATTGGTGATTTAACTGTTGTTAGCAACAGCACAATCTATTCTGCCCCTGCTGTATATGAATTAACATATACAAGAAAGGAAAATGATGGTGAAATTACTATTACAAGATATGTAGAAGGTAAGGAAGATACAAAGACTTTTGAAACTGTTGGCTCTTTAGAGGATGATTACTTCGAAGTTATTCCTGGTATTGAGTTCTCTCTTGATGGTAAAACTCTTGATGCTCAAATTACTGATTTGAATGATACTGCAACAGTTTATATTACTACTTCTCCAAGAGTAACTTCTACTACAATGCCTGCCGAAGGTGCAACTTATTATGTATCTTATAAGTATAGAAAGGCAGATGCAGATTATGAGCCTAAACTCTACACTAACTATGACGATATTGTAGCTGCTTATGGTAATTATGATGTTTCAGCTAGTGGTGCGGTTCTTAATTCACTTTCTCTTGGTGCTGAAATTGCATACAACAACGGTGTTTCACAGATTGTTTGTGTACAGGCTAAGAATGGTGCTGATTACGAAATTGAAACTGCTATTGATAAGCTTTCAAAGACTATCGCAGGTGCAAGTAATGTTCAAACAATTATTCCTTTATCAACAAGCGATGCTGTTGGTGCTTACTTACAGAACCATATTAACTTAATGAGTTCTTATGAGTATGGTAAGGAAAGAATGGGTTATCTCGCAGCAAGACCTAATCAGTTAATTAACAAGATTGCTTCAAGAAGTGATAGAACTGTTGGTATGGCTGAAACAGCAGAAGGCTATGCTGATGAACGTATTGTATATGTAGTTCCTGGTGCTATTAAAAAGTCTATTAGAGACCTTAGAACAGGTAAGTACAATACAAGAACTCTTGATGGTTGCTATGCAGCTGTTGCTGTTGCAGCTATTGGTCTTTCAAACGACCCTGCTGAACCTTTAACTAATAAGACAATTTCAGGCTTTACTGAATTGGTTGACTTATATACTGAATCTGAAAAGAATATCCTCGCAGCAGCAGGTTGTTGTGTTCTTGAACCTAATGGTACTAACATAAGAATCAGACACGGTATTACTACTGCTACTGATGAAGTTAATTCACAAGAGATTACTCTTATTCAGATTAAGGATTATGTTATCGAAGCTTGTAGAACTACTACTGCTAACCTTTATATTGGTAAGAAGCTTACTTCAAGCATTATTTCTGATATTAAGTACACAATGAACTCACTCTTAACTCAGTTCGTTGGTCAGGCAGTTATTATAAATTATAGTAGCTTAAAAGTTGTTAGAAATTCAGACGAACCAAGACAGATTGACGTTTCTTTTGAAATTGAAGCTGTATATCCATTAAATTGGATTTCTATTGAGTTTGGTTTCTCATCAACAAGCTTCTAATTAAATGATTTAATAAATTCCAATTTTTAAGGGAAAGGGGTTTGTTCCCTTTCCCTTGTTTTTGAATAAAAATGTAGGTATAGTTTATTAAATAATAAACAAATTGTTTTTTAATTCCATAAAAAGAGGTGAATTTTATGGCTGAATATGAAAAGGTTAGTAATACCGTTAGTGCATATGCTCCAGGAAGTACGAACCCCTACCTTAACTCTCACCGTGCCTCAGGTATGCCTAATATTGGTGCTGATACAGGTAGTATGCCTGTTACAACTACCAACATATCAGTTTGGTGTAATGGCAGTAGAGTTGGTGTAATTAAAAACTTTCAGGTATCTGAGAGTAGAACTAATACAAAATTACAAGAATTAGGTACAGAAGGTGTTGTTCAGATTGTACCTGGTAATACAAAAGGTGGTAACTTAAATATCGAAAGAATTGCATTATATAATAGTAGTATTTGGAACGCTTTGGGTTTAACAAGAACAGGTGAGTTTGTTTCTAATATGTCAGAAAGTAGTGATTATGTTGCTTTTTCAGGTACAGATGATTCAGGTTATCATAGACCTGCTGATTATACATTTAGTAATCCTTTTAGAACACTTAAAGACCAGAGAGTTCCAGTGGAAATTTCTACCAAAACACAACTTCAGGGTGATTCAGAAGCTTTTTATATTGAAACTTATTTAGATTGTTGGATTTCTTCTTATTCAAAATCTATTGCAGCTGAAACGATTACTGTTTCAGAAAAAGTAACTGCTGAATATAGTGATGTAGTTGCCGCTTATGTAACAGGTGATGAAAGAGATAATGCAACTATTTTTGAAAACTTGTATAATTAAAGGTTAGATAGGAGGTGAGTAGTATGGCATTTGGTCCAGAACAGGAATATTTTAACAACTATTCCCTTAATACGCATAGAGCGACACGTAATGAAGTTAAAATTCAAGAAAATGATATGACTGCATTACAAACTTCTGATGATAATGGTATGGCGTTGACCAGTACCAATATATTTATTTATGCAAATCAGAATATTGTAGGTATGATACAGTCTTTTAATATTCAAGAGAGTAGAACAATTGATAAATTAAATGCTATTGGTGTTGAAGGTGTTATTCAGGCTGTACCTGAAAATACAAATGGTGGTACTATTGATGTAAATAGAATAGCATTATATAGTTCAAATTTATGGGCAGCACTTGGTTTGTCAGCTGATGGTATAGGTTATGATGCTTCAGGTTCTAAAAGATATATAAATGATGGAAGTAGTATGGAAAATTGGGACCAGCCCACATATGAAACCAATACAACAAATTCCGAATATTCATTAGGTAATGGTTCTTCAAGATATGTATTTAAAACATTAAAAGACCAACGTGTACCATTGGAATTACAAGTTAGACAACCTATGAATGGTCAAGGTACAGAATGGTATATTGAAACATATATTGATTGTTGGTTATCTTCTTACGGTAAGACTTATGATGTTGGTAAGATTACCGTAGCTGAAACTTGTAAAATTGATTACGCAGATGTTGTTTAATCTAAATATTTAAAACTATTTAAGAGAGGAAAAAAATTCCTCTCTTTTTTAGTTAAAAAAAATATATTTTTTATTATATAGTAATATAAAATTATAAAAAAGGAGATTGTAAAAAATGCCAGTAGTATTACCGCAACAAATAACAATTATTGCAAGTGGAAAATGTAAGGCTTATTATTTAAATAAGGGATATGAAATGATTAATAATAAAATAATTGTTAATGTTGAAGATTTGATAAATGGTAGTCATAAAAAGGTTGCTTGTATATGTAATAAATGCGAAAAAGAATTTCAAAGACCATTTTTTAGAATTTCAGATATTAATATTACATATTGCAAAAGATGTAGTAATGTATTAGCACAAGAAACTTGGAAAAAGAATTTTGGATATGATAATCCATCAAAATGCGAAGCAATAAATAAAAAAAGAAAAGCAACTAATTTAGAAAAATATGGAGAAGAATATCCTTTAAAAAGTAAAGAAGTTAGAGAGAAAATCAAAAATACTGTAATGGAAAGATACGGTGAAGAATATATAACTTCTTGTGATTGGGTTAAAGAAAAAATAGCAAATACAAATATTGAAAAATACGGAGTAAAATCAACTCTTTCTCTCGAAAACGTACAAGAAAAAATAAAACAAACAAACTTAGAAAGGTATGGAACTGAAAATCCAATTGTTTCTGATATTGTACAAGAAAAAATAAGAGAAAGTAAAGCACATCTTTATGAAAAGAATGTAAAAACTTCTAAGGGTCAAAATCATATAGCAGAATTGTTAAATGGAGATGTAAACACAAAAATAAGAGGATATTTCCCTGATATTGTAATAAATGATTTGATTGTAGAGTATGATGGCAGTGGTCATTGGATGACAATAACAGCATTTCATACTTATACACAAGAAGAATTTGAAACAAAAGAAAAAGCAAGAGAACAAATTTTTCTTGAAGAAAATTATAAAATCATCAGAATTATTTGTAAAAACGATAAACTTCCATCTGATGAAACTATTCTTTCTACTATTGATGAAATAAAAAATATTTTTAATAAGGAAAATAAAAGAATTGCAAGATGGAATACACAGGATAATACAATCATTTATGAGTAAGGTGAATATAAGTGTTAGATAAAACTAAATTAGAAGATATTATAAAATTTAATCAAACATTAAATTGTTATGAATATATAATTCCTAACAATGGCAATCCTATTGTTGAAATTAAAAAAGAAGATTTTTATAATTATTATAAGATGCTTACACCGCAGGAGTTTTATAAATATAAAGGTGGTGTATGTTGGGATTATGTGTGTTATGAATCTCACTATTTTGAAAAGTATTTTCCTGATATAGATTATAAAGCGTTTTATTGTCTTAGTATTGACGTTGATAAAGATACAATAACACATACATTTATTATTTTTAAATATGATAATAAATATTATTGGTTCGAATCTTCTTGGAAAATAAAAAGAGGTGTGTATGAATTTAAATCAGAAAATGAAGCCTTAAATCATATTATATACAATTTATATAAATTTTCAGAAAGTAAAATTGAAAAGGATTATTTATTACAATATAACGCCTTAGATAATAATTTATATGGTATGACTTGCAAAGAATATATGGATTATATGAATGAAAAAATAAATAATAATAATTTATTTGATACTCCAAAGAATGTAATACCTAATAAAACATTTAATAATAAATTACCATATGTACCTGTTGATTTAAATAAATATAAAAAAGTTTTTATTGATGAAAAAGCAATTAGTTTATATAAAAACAAAATTAAACCTTTAAAACATATAAGAGCTAATATAAATACTAAAGGATATTTATTTTTAAGCTCTGATGATGAATTTGTTGGTTTAATTAATACAGAAAAGAAAAATGATGGTATATGGATTCAAGCATTAGAAGTAAATAGTAATACGCAGAATAGCGGTATTGGTACACAATTATTAAAAATAGCTACTGATGAATTAAATGCTATAAGATTATCTGTAAGGAAAAATAATACAAAGGCTGTAAGTTTATATAAAAATAATAATTGGGAAGAATATGCTCAAACAAAAAATATGATATTGATGAAAAATAATAAATTATCCAATAAAGAGTTAAATGATTTACAAAATGATGATTTTTGGTCTTTATAATATTTAAAGAGAGGTTTTTATACCTCTTTTTTTATTTTAAAAAAAATTAAAAAAACTTTAAAAAAGTACTTGACAAATAACAGAAAGTGTGATAGAATATATACATAAGATAAATAAACAAAAAACACTTGTAGACATTTAAGGAGGAACTAAACTATGGAAAACAAATTTTATGAAGTAAGAAAAGAACTTAAAAACGTAAAGGATATAACAACTTTGCTTGAAATGACAGGGCTTGATTGGGATGTTTCAGCAGTTGAAGCTACTTATCCTAATGGTGCTAAAGTACCAAATTTGAAGCTTATTGTAAAGGTAGTTGACGGCGAGCCTGTATATGATGAATATCTTGGTAAACCAACAGACAGATACAACGTAATATCAAATAAGGAAGCATTTGATTTTCTTAATACGCTTATTGATGATATTACTTTTGAAAATGCAATGGAGTTGCACAATGGTAAGCAGGTAATTATATCTACTAATATTGGTAGTAGATATGTAGATGCAATAGGTGAAACAGTTGATTGTAAAATGGTGGTAATGCACTCTTATGACGGTTCAACCTGTTTGTCTGTAAACATAATACCATTAGCAGGAGATAAACCTCTTAATCTTCCGCTTACACATCAGAAAAGAAATTATGCTTTAAAGCATACACATAATGTTAAAGGGAAGATGAAAGTAGCAAATGAGTGTCTTTCTTTAGCAAAGAACTACTTGGATGAGTTTATGACAGAAAGCAATAGACTTACAAACATTCCTATTACAAAAGAGGGTGTTGAAAGATTTGCAGAATTTGCATTTAAAATGCCTGCTGATATGAAAACTGAGGAAACTAAAGTAAAAAATGTAGAAAAGCGTAGAAAAGAACTTTTGAAGTGTATCTATGAAACAGAAATGAACTCAGCAATGGACTTTATTATTGGCGTTTCAGATTACGTAGCAAAACTTGAACCTGAAAAGGAATCAAAGGGTTATCAACAAAATAAGTTTGCAAAAGTAATAAAAGGATATGATATACTTGATATGGCTTACAAGTATGTAAGAAATACTAAATAAAAACAATTAGGGAGATTTAATATCTCCCTTTTTTTATTGTTCAAAAATTCAAATTTCCTATTAAATGATTTATTAAAAAGTCTTGATATTATTTAAAATATAGTATATTTTTATTTATTCATTTTATTTTACAAATAAAGAATTTTCATAGTAAAGGAGATAAATATATATGAGAAAAGAACTTGAACAATTGATATTTAATGGTGTATTGACTGATACAGTTGAGATTATTGGTAAGCAGTGGACTGTACAGACAATTTCAATCACAGAGCATACAGATGTTGTATCAAAATTAAAAGGTGATAATAATACTCTTAATTTGCTTGCACTTAAAACAAATTTAGTTATTAAGAGTTTAAAGAGTATTGATGATATTGTATTAGATGATGAAAAAGAAAAGACCGAGTTTGTTAAGAAGTTACCACTTCCAATCATTGATAAATTATTCACAACATATGATGCTTTAGTGGATAAGTTAAACAAAGAATTGACGAACGAGGATTTAGAAGAAATAAAAAACTCATAAGCGACAGTTTTAGTAATATAAAGTTTACCGTTATGGAAGCCACTGGTGCATTACCCACTGAAAAAAGAGTTCGGGAAATGAATAACTACCAGTGGCTTTGGTATTATGTGAATATTATGGAAAGAAAGAAGAAAGATATTGAAGAAAGAGATAATATCATTCAATATATGGCTTATTTCTGGAATTATGATATGGCTAAATCTGTCGCAGACCAAAGGGATGCTGAAAAGAGAAAGAGAGCAAGAGAAGAACGTAGGAAGAATGGTACTGAAACACAGTATGATAAGTATGAAGAAAGAAATGTTTTAGAAGAAGGAGAAGTATATAACGATACATTTGATGATGAGATAGAAGCAATATTAGAGAAAGAAAAGAAAGTAGAATTACCTGGTAGTAGCAGTAAGAGTTCTACTGAAACAAAAGAAGAATTTATGGAAAGAGCTTTTACAATAGAAAAAATGTTAAAAGAAAATCCTAACTTGAAAGAGTTCCAATATATAGAACCACAAGCTAAGAAATTAAAGAGAAAAAAGAAAGAAGAAATGATGGCAAAAGCTGAAACGACTAAGGTAAGAAATAATGGAGAAAGACCTTTATTAATAAATCCTAAGAAAGCAAAGAAACCATCTATGAATCCTATGTTAAGTCACATGATGGGTGTAAAAAATGAATCATCAGAAAGTAGTATGAATGAATCAATAAATAATTCTGATGAAATTAAACCATCTAATAATGTTGGAAATGTTCATAATGGGAATATGATGAATAATAATATTAGAAACAATGTTAATAATCATAACCATCATAATGTTTCTAATAGACAGGAAGTTTCTAACAAACCTGTAATGAAAACAAATAATGAAATAGTTGGTTTTAAGAAAACTAATGAGGTCGAGGATTTATTAAGTTTTGATAAATTTAAAAGTAATAGAAATGATAATGATTTAGATATAATTACAAGTCCAACAAATGAAAAATAAAGTAATAAAAGAGGTGAAAATAAAAAATGGCTGATAATAGCAATAATACTAAAATAGCTTCAAATAGTCCTTTGACAGATATGCTTAGACAAAGTAGTACATATTCTGCTAATTATAATGGTAAGCAATCAGGTTCACAAGCTGAAACTTCTACTACTCAACAAATTGTTGATGTTGTTGTAGATGATTCAAAAGCAAAACAAGTAATAAATTCCATAGCAGAAGAATTTGCAAAAGCAAGAGTACAGAAGATTACAGTAGATGCCAAAATGGGTGACGATGTTTTAGCACAAGTAAAAGAACTTATTGAATTAAAAAATCAATTAAAAGAAAAACTTAGTATAGACCTCAATATTGAAGGACTTCCTGCGTTAGAGCAAGCTCAAAATTATATGAATGAGTTGCAATCTAAAATAAATGCAACTGCAAAAGAAGTTATACAATTTAGTGATGGATTTAACCAAATAGCAAAGGATTCACAAAACATTAAAAACTTAAAAGATGAATTGAATAGTGTATCAGATTTATCAGCAAAAACAAAAAATCAAATAATAACACTTATTGATAGTTTAAATGGTGATATTGATGTAAAAAACTATGATGGATTGACTAATAAATTAGCTACAATTCAAGATATGTTTAAAGGTACAAAAGATGGTGCTAAATTTTTCCAAACTGTACTTAGTGAAATTAGTGGAAATAATTTAACAGAAGTAAGTACTGTATTTAATAAACTTAAAAAAGAAGTAGACGATTTAGGTGTTTCTGCAAATGAAACAATAAAAAATATTGTTAGTTGGCAGAGTTCAATTCCTACCATTGAAGCAATGGGTTCGGCTCTTAAAGCACAAGGAGCTGAGATGGATAGTTTAGTGTCTAAAGCCCAAAAAATGAATACAACAAAACTTAGTTTTGATATAGATGAAACAACGGGTGCTGAAAAATTAAAAAAAGCATTTAGCCTTGATGGTATTATAAATGATTTGGCTTCTCAAAGAAAAGAATTAGAAGCAGAAGCAGAAAAAATAAAAAATGCAGGCAATTTTGATTCAATGTTACAAGCTAGTATTGGTGGTACTAATGGTTCGGGTGCGAATGATGTAATTATTGAACAAATGCAAGCATCTAATGATAAATTAAATGCCTTAAACAAACAAAACAAAACATATTTTAAATATCCAAATGGAGATACTAATGATGAAATTATACAAAAATTATCTGGCATTGGTGCTGCTTATGATTTATATTCACAAAGTTTAAAAGCTAAACACGATACATTTATGGAACTGGTAGGTTCTGAAATAGAAGCGATAAACAAATCTGAAAGTGAATTGAAAGCTTCTTTTAAAGATGGAATCATATCTCCTGATGAATTAAATAAAGGTCTTGAAGAATATGAAACAAAGAGAAAAGAATTACACGAACAAATAAGAAGAGAACAAGAACAAGATAAAAGAGGAATACAAAGTTTAATTGAAGGACAAGCAAGAGCCATAGATGCAGCAGGAGATAACGCAAATGGTAATTTTGCGATGATGGACTATGGTGGAACTCTTAAATCTAATCTAAAGGGTATAGAAAATAGCAGTCGTAAAGCTTCAAGAGAATTAACTATGGCTGGTGTTGGTTTAAAGCCACAATCTCTTGAACAAACTCTTTTTAGCCCAAAAAAATAAAAAAAAACGGTTGAAGAAATGAGTCCCAAATAAAGGGGC